TGTTGTAGGTAAGCTATTGTATTTATTACGTTTCATGTTATTTCCTAAATATATTTAATTATTTATTAAAAAAGTGTTGCGCATAGTGAAAATGGTCTGTATAGTTCTGTATATGCACTACATATTAACACACGGAGAATGAAATGATTAACTTTGAAGAGTACAAAAAAAGATTAGAACTTGAGACTGTAGAAGTCTTAAAAGTTAAGTTAGATGTTTATTTCAGCTATACCAAAGACTTTGGTTTTCAGATTGAGGCAATAGAAGATGAAACTGGCGCACAGGATTTAATGCCAATTCTTAGCAACGCAATCGTAGATGATGTATATAACGAGTTAACAGAGCTTTACAGAAAAAGAGGTTGGTTATAATGGATAATTTAATATTACTTTTAATCGGTTTGTTTGTATTTGCAGTAATAGCATCAATCGGTGAGATTTTATTTGGAGACAAATAATGTGCCAGCAACAGCACCAAGCAGAAGTCATGGATCAATTACAACAGGAGAATGAAAATGAAATTAATATCACAAGCATTAGTAAAAGCACAGAAGCAGTTTGCACCAGCACTCAAGACAAATACCAATCCACACTTCAAGAGCAAATATGTTGGTCTTGATGGTTGTGTAGAGGCGGTGATTGACGCATTAAACGATAACGGTATTTATCTTATGCAAAAGAACCATCCAAACGACACAGGAATCGCTGTAGAAACGATTTTTATTCATGAGTCAGGTGAAAGTATCAGTGGAGGCGTATTAACCGTTCCTGCGGATAAACAAAACCCACAGGGTTACGGATCAGCACTTACTTACGCTAGACGCTACAGCTTGATGGCAGCTTGCGGCATCGCACCAGAAGATGACGATGGTCAAGCAGCAAGTAAGCCAGTAGTAAAAGCAACTAAGCAACCTATTGACGAAAGCAGACTTAATGCTGCAATCCAAAAAATTGTTGATGGTTCGTATACTGTTAGCAAACTAAAAGAAAACTTTGCCTTGACTACAGCTCAGGCAAAACTTGTTAATGAAGTGTGTGGAGAATAATATGCAAGGCACGTTAGAGTGGAAACAACTACGTGCTGGCAAAGTTACTGCCAGCCGTGTAGCTGATGTGATTGCTAAGACTAAGACAGGTTACTCAGCATCACGAGCAAACTATATGACCGAGTTAGTTATTGAGCGCTTTGGTGTGCTTAACGACTCATTCACCAATGACGCAATGCAGTGGGGAACTGAAACAGAGCCGTTGGCACGTATTGAGTACGAAAATAGGAACTTGGTGTCAGTAGATCAGGTTGACTTTGTGGAAAATCAATTTATTAAAATGTCTGGCGCAAGTCCAGATGGAATTGTAGGTGATGGATTACTTGAGATTAAATGTCCTAACAGCAAGACGCATTTTGAGTATCTGCTTGCTGACGTAGTGCCAGAAAAGTATAAGCCACAAATGGCATGGCAGATGTGCTGTACTGGCGCTAAGTGGTGTGACTTTGTTTCATACGACCCAAGAGTGCCAGAAGGCTTGCAATACTTTCAAAAACGCTATGAACGTGATGATGAGTACATTGCAATGCTTGAGGATGAAGTAATGAAGTTTCTTGTAGAGGTAGATACAATGTATCAACAGTTAAAGGAAAAATTAGATGGGCAGACCGTACAATCCTAAACAACAACGTAAACTACAAAGGAAACATGATGAAAAAGATCAAGGTAAAACTAGCTAGACTGTTTCACAAAGAATCTGGCGCTAGGTGCAAAGCCAGAATTAAACGCAGCCTAAAAGACTTATATTCAGCAGGGATTTTATATAATATAATTACGGATGGTGAGTTTGGGTATTACAGAAATTACTAACTTAAAGGACTGATAATGAACAATTTAAATTTTACAGGTAACATTGGTAACGATGCTGAGACACGTTACACAGCAGATCAAAAAGCAATCACATCTTGGTCTGTTGCGCTAAAGTCTGGCTACGGTAAATCAGAAAAAACAAACTGGGTACGTTGCTCTATGTTTGGTGATCGGGGCGTAAAATTGGCATCATTCTTAACTAAAGGTACGCTAGTTGCGGTATCTGGTGAGGTGTCACTAAACGAGTACACAAACAAGGCTGGTGAAAATAAAGCATCTATTGAGTGCATGGTAGGTAACGTCACACTTCTAGGCAAAAAAGACTCTAAGCCAGTAGAAAAAGTACAGACCACAGAGTCACTTGAAACAATGGAAGATGATATCCCTTTTAATTAAGTCCGTTTTAGTTTATCATTACCCCACGGACTAAAAAATATTTGGGGATAATAATGAAAACATGTTTTAAATGTAATCAAGCAAAACCTTTAACTGAATATTATAAGCATGCAGCCATGAAAGATGGGCATCTTAATAAGTGCAAATTATGTACAAAAAAAGATGTTCATTTTCATAGGCATGAAAGTTCAAGCAGAGAAAAAATACTTGCTTATGATAGGGCTAGAGGTAGCAGACAGACGTTGCAAAAATTACAAGAATATAGAGCTAAATATCCTAAAAAATATAAAGCTCATAGCATTGTTAATTATGCAATCAAAAGTAAAAAATTGTTTAGAGAGCCATGCCAAATTTGTGGAAATGAAAACACGCATGGTCATCATGACGATTATGACAAACCACTTAACGTTAGATGGTTATGCGCTGAACATCATCATGCTTGGCATGCTGAAAATGGTGAAGCCTTAAATCCTGTTTAACTATAGCTCGGAGAAAAAAATGAGAGACTCTTTAGGTATTTCACGCAAGGCAAAGTTTATGCAAGTTGACACTAACCGTGAAAATTTATACAACATTTGCAAAAATAATCCACTGACCATAAAAGAACTCAGCGAGATTATGCAATTAAGTGTGTATAAAATTAAGGCGTATGTTGGTGAGCTTGTAAAAAACAAACACCTTGAAAAGATAGAGGCAGGAACTACTTCAAACAATTACATTATTGTTAAATTTAAATCAACAGAAAACGTCTACAAGCCACGAACACCAGAAGAGCTAGACGAGTACCTTAAGCAACGACAAAATGCGCCACAAGCGTCTAAAAAAGGCATCTATGATGATTTAATTGCAAGTAATCCAAACTTGCGTAAGATAAGTTTGTTTGATGATAAAAATAGACCAACCAGCGATTTTTCGTATAGCGGTCAAAAGGGTAAAGTAAACAGAAGCGTTTCATCGTCATGGGGTATGTACGATTCATTTTAGGGAGAGATTAAATGGCTACCAATTCAATTACTGGTGATAGCATATCAACTAAGTACGGCAGTAAGGAGGCACAAAAGAACTTTGAGAATAACTTTGATAAGATCTTTGGAAAGAAAGATGTGTTATGTCAGGTATGCGGTAAAGATACGTCTAGCACTAAAGAGTGTGCATGGACTAGCTGTCCGCTAAATTGGGATGAGGCACGTATTGATGTTATCGGATCTAATGGAGATGGTTTTCCATCAGAGAATCATTACGGCAAATAAAGAAAAACCCTGCACTTTCCTCAGTAATAGCAGTTAAGAGGTGCAGGGTATATACAATGTATATACTTATTTGTTCATTACGTACATTGTTACTTCAAAGCCAAAACGCATTTCTGTAGCTGCTGGTGTTGTCCACATGATAATTCCTTTGAGTGTAATATTTTATATACAAAAAAGTTTGTCTGTAATAAATGGTTTATTTTTACAAGCAAAACTAAACTAATAGTTTAGATATGTATACATTTTGCGATTTTCTATACACATCCGTCTCTATGTGTATACATTTTGCGCTTTTATAGACACGTCATCATGAAGATTATCATTAATTAACTTGGAGAAAATAATGAACGTTGCAACAGAAACATTACGTTTTGAAGTTTATGCTAGCGATCATATAAGCGGATTTGATGTATCGTTTAATTTTGAAGGTAAAGAAATAGTTGGAGCTTTAATGCCAACAGGAAAAGAACTTGGGCATGATTTAGCTCAAGCTCTTTATGACTCATTTACATATAGCCGTCATCTTTAGGCATATCCATAAGAAGACCTGTTCCTACTCCAGTAGCAGCTAATCCTGCATATCCTTTACCAGAAAGTATCATATCTCTAGCTTTCTCTGGTGAAATTCCATAGCGTTTAGCGGCAGCCATTATTCTTTGAGATAGTAGTTCAAGTTTAGGCGCACCTACTGGAGTTCCAACACCAGTTTGAGGAGCAAAAACTCCCCACGCTCTAGCTTGAGCTGGAACTGACTCAATACCAAGCGCTCCAGCAATGTCATTTTTCCACCAATCACCTAAAGATTGTAATTCTGGAGTTGATACGCTTGCACCAAATCCTTTGCTTGTTCTAGTATCTGCCAATCCTATACCACGACTCCAGTGAGCATCCCCAACTGGCAATGCTGTTTGAAATCCAGTTTCTGGTGTTCCAGAAGATTGAATATATAAAGGAACTTTCGGACTATCCATTTGTAGCATACCGCTTTCAATGTATTTTTGCATAGGAATTGCTTGTGCAGTCTTATGATACATATGACCTTTAACATCCATAAGGTCTTTTGGAAAATTAGCTCCACGTTGACCATATGGCACACCACCATATTTTACAAAATCATCAAACCTTCCACTTTCAGCAAGATAATTAGCTGCCGTTCCTCTATTAATTTCTGTTAGAACTTCACTTCCTGGAGATGCCATTCCTGACAAAGTATTAAATCTGTTATATCTTGGTATAGCCTCTTCTTTACCAAACAGTTCAACCATCCTATTAAATACAGGATCTAAGTTATACCAAGAATCCATTCCTTTTTGAAGTTGTGGATAACGTTCTGCTTCAGCTAAAGCATCAACTATTCGTTGAGTGTTTGCAGGATTCATAACTTTATCAGCAGCAGAAGATCCTTTTGGATTAGCAGCCATTTTTACTTCTGGCTCTCTATTACCTATACGACCACGACTTTGCTCATAAAGCTCATCTCTATTTACACCAAATAACATTTTCATTGCTGGATCTTCAGGAGCAACACGAGATGCTGCTTCTGCTGCTATTTCTCTTGGATCTTTATATATACCAGAAAAAGCTATGCGCTGAGGATCTGAAACAGTTTGATTTATTTTCATATTTTTTGGAGAAGAAACAGTTCTTTTTGCAACTTCAGCAACTTTTTTACCTTTTCCAGCAGGAGTTAATCCTAAAGCAGCAGCCAAATACTCTGGTCTAAATCCTCCAGTTTGCACACTTCCACCTGTAGTTAATGGTTTTCCATAGCTTGCAGAATCAAGCGCTTGTTGAATATCACCAAAAACAATATTACCAACAGGGTTAGATACAAAAGGTTTTAATATGTCAGCATAAGTACCAGACACAATTCCTCTTGGTGTATTAGTAATTGTAGGCTGATTGCGCTCAACAGCACGTTCTAATTCTGTTCGTTTACCTAAAATTTCGTCTAAATATTTTTGTGTAAGTGCCATATTAAATCCTAGTAGTTATATCGTTCTTTTAAAAACTTGATGGACACTGCCATCTCATCGTAAGCGCCATCTCTAACATCGTGTAGCACGTAAAAGCCTCGCCAGTGCTTGTTTCCCTGTGCGCCTAAGTAAGCCTCTTCGTGTTCGTAGAAGCTACCTGATATGATTGCTGTAATCTCGTGACCGTCAGCCCTGTGACCATAAGCAATCTGTCTGCCTTGTTGGTGTCCTGCAAAACAGCTCATGTGTTTTTTCGTGATGATTGCTTGCGCTGACGTAATCGGTCTGCCCATGACTCCAGAAGTGAAATAATGAGAATAGGCAACGCCATCAATAACAACAACATCAAGAAAATTATGCACTTCCCAATCTTGATAAGGCAGATCATCAATAGATATAAGTCCTTCAAGTTTCCTGTCCTCTTCTACAACCCTGTTGATCCTGTTTTCATGGTTGCCCAATGTTAAGACCATACGAGGTTTGTATAACTTATCTTTATTCTTACGTTGACGAGCCTGTAGCTCAAATAAAGGCGTTAGCAAGGCATCCATAGCTTCCCTAGCAGCCCAAATATCTTTTTGGTAACTCCTACCCTCAAAAGACTTCATTCCTCTGTCGTAGGAGCTTAAACTTTCCATGTCGGCAAAGTCACCAATACATATAATTACGTCTGGTTTTTTCTCTGCAATAAAGTTACCTAAACACTTTAGGTATGTAAAATCGTTTCCATCTTTAGCCTGCACATCTGGCACGATAAGATGTGTAGTTGGTTTAACCTTAGACATATATTCCCTTACTCAACAAGATATTGATTTTTAAACCATTCTTGCAAGTATATTAACTGTAATACGTCAGATGCACAATCTAGGGTAGCATCTCTTGGGGTACTAGGTAGATTGCTTTTGGTTTCTCCATGAGTTGCTTTGGAGGTTGCGGTAACTTCGGACACTCTACCGCCTGTGGTATTGATGTACACCCGATAAGGGTTAGCAGCATAATAAGCATTGAGCTTTTTAACAGCATTTGCATATCCTCTTGTAATGTTCTCACTGATCTCTACTTGCTTATCAACAAGCACCTTGTTTTTGTCTTTTTGGATTTTTGCGTTAACTTGTGTCTGCAATTTAAATGCATCAAACTTTGCTTTCTGCCCTGCGTAACCTTTATAGTAACCAGAGCCAAAAGCCAGCACAATAATCGCAATAACCGCTATGTGTTTCCAGTAGTTAATTAAGAAAGGCATAACGCTTTCTCTTCCTCTCGTCTCTTCACTATACCAGAGCAATTGTTTGCTTTAATCTTGCAGTCCTTGCCAGCAACAAACATCCACCTATCAAACTGGTTACACGATCCTACCCTGTCACCTTCGTTAGCTAACTTTAGCATCGTTGATTTGCAAAACGCTGTAGTGCCAACGTTGTAAGAAAAGCTAATATAAGCGTCATATTGACCTTGTGTAACGTCTGCCGTTAAACACTTGTTTACTCGTTTACCTGTGGCTGAAGTATTAAGTTTAAGATCACTCAAAGCCTCTACTACAGTAACCTTCTTTGATGGGTTAATGGTAGCGTTACCAAAGCCGTTTGTAACGACTCCACCAGTGTCTTTATATGGCGTAGGACTAAATCCTTCGTGCGTAGCTATCAGCATCAAGCCAACAGCAGACAGTCCTAGTATCTTTTTGTTCATCCGTCTAGCTCTGGCTTATCGTTAACTTGTATCGCCATGTCGCCAGAGTCAGACCATAGGCAGACCTCAGAGCCATCATCTAGAATAATTACAAGCTCGTCATCAAACACGGCAACAGCTTGAATCGTCTTATTGATCATGCGCTCAAAATAGCTTTCCAGCGTATCTTTAGTAGCAGTCATGCACTATCTCCAAAAACACACCGTCATCTATAAGGTCTTGAGTTAACTCTGCCTCTGCTATGCAGTTGTCGCAAGTCTCTTGATCACCCTCTACGTCAATGATAAATGCATGGTTGCACTTCTCACATAGAGCAATTTTGTTAATGAATGATTGTTTCATTTGTCAGCCTTTGAGTCTAACTTTTCAAATATACGATTCAACATGACTTCTATTTTGTCAAACCTAACCTCTAGCTCATCCTTGCGTACATAGTGCGTAGGTAGATCAACTTCAATCTGCTTCATATCTTCTTTAAGTTTCTGTACAGCATCCCATAACTGCCTAGCGAACCATCCCAAAACAGCAAGCACAGAGCCAATGATTAGGTTAATTATTTCTTGATCCATGCTATTGTCCTTGAGATGAGATTAATCCACGCAATCCTAATATTGCTTCTGGAGATACAGTTGTAGACATTGGGCTTCCTCTTCGCATAATATCTATAAGGTTGTTTAATTGCTTTTCACGAGCAGATGTTGCTACATTTCTTGCTACAGTTCCGATTGCTGGTAAAACTAACGCACCAGCACCAGCACCAGTTGCACCGCCAACTAATGAGCCTGTAACAGCGCCACCAGCAGCAGCCAATGGACTTGTTGGGGCGTACTTACCTAAAAAGCGCATAACATTTTGAACTTTACCACCTTTTACAGCATTTCGGATAGACTCTTGTTCTGCTTGTGTAAAAAGTTTCATTTTCTTTTTGTTATTTGCTAAAGCTCTTAAATCAGCAACAATTGCATTTTCTGCACCAGATTGAGTATATTTAGTAGCGTTCATTTCAGCTCTATTTTTAATATCTTCAAACACTTCAGCTTTTTTCAATCTACTATAAGCGCCTCGTGCATCTTGCCATGCTTGCATACCAGACTCAACATCAACAGCATTGCTTTTTGGAGAAAGATCTCTACTTGGTATGTTCATAACGTAATCATCAAATTTATCTAAAAGAATAGATGATAGTCGTTGTTCGTTTGGATTTGCACTAGCTTG